TTTCATATTTCTTGCACGGTCGTAAATTTGTAAGGACCAATTGTTATAAACTTTAGCCTCATCATATTCGTTTTTAAAATTTATTTTTACAGTGCCGTATTGAGTATGAAACATTAATAAATCTGCTCTAGGATCTAATACGGGAATTTCAGCAAACTGTTGTCGGGCCAAAGAATGTAATGTTCGAAAGTATATAAAATCATCCTCATCATATTCTTTAAATTTTTTTCTAACTCTACTAACGCATTCATCAACGGCTTTATTTGTAAAAGATATGTAACATATTTCGGACGGTAATATTCCTTGTTTAAGATACCTTTGAACTCTTTTGAGTAAGTTTTCAGTCTTACCCGTTCCAGGAGGCCCAAAAATTTTAATTGTCTTCCCACGCAGCTTTTTGTTTAACGAATTTGACATCTTTATTTTTATGCTCTGTTTGTTTTGGTAAATTTACAACCCAATGACGTGTGTCAATGTTTTGAAATTTCTTTTTAGGTATTGCCCCTCCCGCTTCTAAAAATTTAGTACAATCTTTTTCTGACCAATTATACCCCATTTTTTT